CCAAGCTTGCACCCTGACGCGCTCGTACTCGGCCAGCGCTGGCGCCGTGACGCGCTCGTACTCGGCCAGCGCTGGCGCCGTGACGCGCTCGTACTCGGCCCAAGCTTGCACCCTGACGCGCTCGTACTCGGCCAGCGCTGGCGCCGGCAGTAGCTTCCGCGCGGCCCAGGCGAAATCAAACTTGTCTGCAACACAGATGCATGCCTTTTGCGTGATGTTGACGCTACGGCCAAACATCTCGCGGAATAGTTTCACTTGGCTGGCGCATGCGCGTTGTTCAATCAACTGTTCTATGGTGAGTTCCATTCAAGTTTCTCCAAAAAAGGCGGGCCCCGCGGCCCGCCGAAGGGTGTGGCGGCTACACCCGCCACAGGGAGGGACTTTAGGCGGCGAGCTTGAGCACCTTGCCGGCCTCGCGCTCCAAACGTACCCGATCATCTGTGTGGGCAATCTCCCGGGCATAGGCCGTGATGCCCGTCGCGGCATCCCACAGGGACTCGATGGGCCGTTGCTCGTCCTGCATATGCGCGGCCTTGATGGCGGACGTCTGAGACTTCGTGAAACGTGCGTTCAAGAATTCATCCACATTCTCGATTCGCTTTGCTTGGGCGGCCTTCAACGCTTCGGTGATACCGATTGCGCTCGAGCTTGATAGCTTGGCGATAGCCGGGGCGGCCTGTTCGATCCAGCGATCCGGGGCCCCGGAAGTGTGGCGGATGCGCAGTTCCTGGTAATCCTCCGCACCCCACACGATATGGTTACCACACATGTAGTCGAACAGGAACGTGCCCAAGCCAAAAGTAGTCGAACCTACTTCCGAGTTCCAGCAGAAAAAACCGCGCGCCAGCGATCCCGTGCGGCCGTTACGCCGATTCGGCAGTTCAATACGATTGGTTTCGTCAGCCAGGAACACCCACATGTCACGGTCGCTCGCGTAGAGGGTGGTCGATTGCTTGGTGATGGGATTGCCTTGCACGCCGAATTCCCCGGGTACCTTGAACGTGCCAGTTACACCATCACCGAATTGGCGCACCAAGGCCTGTGTAATGGTGTGGTTCCAGATGCGGCCGTAGTTCGGGCCTGTGAGCGCACGCACGGTGGCCGGGGGTGGGTTTTCGGAGTGCCCCCGGGACTTGGTGAGGAGCACGCCGCATTCTTCGACGTCGCGCGCGTAGTGAAGGCCGTAATTGATGCAATCGGCGGCCAGGGGGGACGGGATCGAGCGCACGTACCCGGCGGGCACGCCGGCACGCGCGGCCAATTGGCCAAAACTCCAATTGGTGAGATTCACGGGTGCGCCGTTCGGGCCCGTGAGCATCAATGCGCTGTGGTCCCCTTCAACAGGGGATGCGGTCAGCGCACGGGAGGACACCACCTTGCCCACGCTCAGTTCGCGCTGCGCGCAGCAATGCGCGTTCAACTCGGTGAGCGAAAGGAAACGTTCGTCGTCGGGACGGGTAGACCATTGGCGATTCGCTTGCATAAGTTCCATGTTCAATTACTCCTAGTCAGTGCGGACGTCGCGCCGCGTGCGTTGCCGGGGAAAATCCCTAGCCGATAGGTCACGTTGAGTGGGCTATCGGCTAAAGACTCATGCCTGTTTCATTTGCTCAATGTGCAAATGATATACTAGGCGGAATACTTGTCAAGCACTATTTTGAAAATTGCGGCCAGGGATCGTAAACTGTGCGCCATGGCACAGATCTGCGTTGACTTGCTTCAGGGGCACAATCTCAGCTCGAGGCTGATTGGATGGTTCGGAGGCGGCGAACATGTCAGCCACGCGGCCGGCGTCCTGGCCGACGGCCGATACTTAGATAGCCGCTCGGATCGGGTAGGCTCGGTGCCCCCTGGCGTGCATATTCGAGACCCTCGGCTTGAGACATGTACCCGCCGGATCCGGGCGACCTTGAACGCCACGCAAACCGAATACGAGGATTGGGAAGCGAACCTGCAGGCCAAGATTGGCGACGCCTACGGTGTGCGCGATATCGAAGACTTCATCTTGGAGCGCGACGGGCACATCCCCGCGCATTACATTTGCTCGGCGCTACAGATTAACGCATTGCAGCATATCCGGCGGGTGCGCTACCCGTTGCGCGTGCCGGCGCACAACATCAGTCCGAACGTCCTGGCCACAGTTCTCGATGTCATCGGGGCCGCATGGTCAGACGTCACGCTTGCCTATCGTCAAGACTGATTGATTGGCCGCTCACGCATCGGTGGCGTAGATATGTTCCACGGAACCTCTTGTCCGTGCTGGCCACAGTTCTCGATGTCATCGGGGCCGCATGGTCAGACGTCACGCTTGCCTATCGTCAAGACTGATTGATTGGTCGCTCACGCATCGGTGGCGTAGATATGTTCCACGTGGAACCTCTTGTCCGTGGCGCCTAGCCGGTATGAGGCACCTCGCGCGTTCCACGTGGAACATCGGCGGCCCGCCGGCTGTGCTGCGCCGCATCTGGCTCATGCTAACCGCCAAGTCCGCATCTGGCTCATGCTAACCGCCAAGTCCATGAGCGCAGTTCATAAGGGCGGCCGTGCGCGAAGGTTAGTGTACGTAAAAACGCCTAGTTGGGTTATAGGAATTGGAGGAAAGTTCTGCATAATCAACGAGTTACGTACTTACTTCGCATAATCGCCATTATGTTAACCGCCGTGCGGAGCGGGCCTGGGCGGATTTTCAAGGAATTCCTTGGGCGAGCGGCGCACGTTAACGGTGACCCCCACGGTACCCCCCACAAAAAATTTCCAAATAATTTCTAAGACTTACACCACCAACGTGCATAAGGCGGGCTACAACTACTGAGCCACAAAAGGCATTGCACATCGTGTGCTACGCTATTTGCATGGTTGAAATACCCACAGTTTCCTTAGGGATAGTGCAAAAAGGTCGTGCTATTTCCTATCGGATGTTGGATGATGCCCCACCGCCGGAGCGTCAGCCGGGGGTGGTACGGGATGAAATGTTCGCCCTCCTCGGCAAATTGCTCTTGCGGCAGTGCGTGGAGGTGGATCGCAACAAGCGCAGCGTGCAGAATTACATTTATGCGTTTCGCAAGCTGTACGGTCGCGACCTGTCGTTTAGGGTGCGGGTGACCAAATTCGGGTGGTGCAAGATATGGCGAGTCCGGTGAATCGGTACCTAGGCAACGTGCTCGAAGCGGCCACCTCCGGGTGCCAGCTCGATTTTCGGTTTCGCATTGCGCTCGAATTGCTCACAAGCCCCTGGGCCGCCGGCCATGAGCACCAGGAGGAGCCCAGGCTCTTGTCCCTAGCCGCCTTGACCCTGGCCTCCGAATTGGTGCGCCAGGCGGAAGACCAGGGGTTGATCCTGCCCTTGCCGGAGGACGACGGGATCAGCGCCGGCTTGCGCGCCCACATCCGGCGCAATCTGCGCGCCCAGGCCTACCAAGGGGTGCAGGGCCAGAAGATCGCGGCGGAGGAAATGCCCCAGGTGGCGGTGGCGCTGCGGGGCTTGCCGCGGTGAACCGCATCCCGGTGAGCTCCAGCAATGTCGCCTCCGTGGGGTGGGAGGCGGAGGGCCAATCGGACACGGGTACGCTCGAGGTGGAGTTCAAGTCGGGGCACATTTACCGTTACGCGGAAGTCCCCCGGTATATAGCCGATGAGGTGCGCTATGCCTCCTCCGTGGGCCGCACGCTCAACCAATCGGTGAAGGGTCAGTACAGCGAGGAGCGCGTGGCATGAGTGGTGAGCTCGAAAACGCCGTGGCGACGGTCAAGAGCGACATTGTGCTGCGCCGCTGTCCCTTTTGCAGCAGCCGGGAGCAACGCGCGGTGCGCGGCATCTTGGTGTCGGGGGACTTAGGCTCCTTTATCATAGAATGCACTGCGTGTCAGTGCGGCGGACCCCCGGCGGAGACCTTGGAGAAGGCGGCGAAACATTGGAACTTGAGGATGCTATGACCACCTCCCCTATTCTGCAGAGCATCGAGGCGCCCAACACCGGCAAGAAAGCGGTGGCTTCCTTAACGCAAGCCTTCAATCAGCGCACCGTTCAAGGATCCACGATTGCGGTCGCGGGGGTCTATTCGCATGACGTCACGCGCAAAGGCGTGATGGGGGATTCGGGGTCCAACGCCTATATCCCGTGCACCTGGGAGGCGGACACCACCTGGAACGGGGATGAGTGGCTTCAAACGTTCGCCTGTCCCGGGGCCGCTCCCGCGCAGTCCTTGATTTACAGCAATGTCTGGACCGACTACGTGGGCTTTTTGGCGGTGGAGATTGCGGCACCGGCGATGCTCGCCGGGTTTCGATCCAAGTGGACGCGCGATGTCAGTGGGCCCGCGCGCATCAGCACGGGGCCCATCAAGCTCACCGCGGGCGGGCAGATCTTAACCGTCGCCTGGGCCATGAACACCACCGAGAACGGCACGGGCCCCTTGATGCCCAGTGTGTCGACCGGGGTGGAGAATCCGGGCGGCGATTGGTTTGCCTACGATCAGAAGGCCGGTGCCCACATTGCCACCTGGGGGTGGGGGATTGCCACCCGCCCGGCGGGGCAGTACACGGTGGAGTTTTTGGCCCCCGCCGGCGCGGACAATGATTCGTTCCTCTGCGCAGGGCTGGCTTTCCTGCTGTGATCGTCTTCGATCCGCAGCGCTTCGAGGCGTTTTGCGGGAAACTTCGGGTCGACACCAAGGAGCTCGGGCGCATCCCTTTGACCTGGCTCGGCACGCAGCGCTATGTCGTGGATAAAATAGCCGAAGGACTCTCGAACGATATTCACACCTTCGTGATTTTGAAGGGTCGCCAGCTCGGGATCAGCACCGTCACCCTGGCCCTGGATCTGTACTGGACCTCCAAGTGCGAGGGCTTGCAGGGCGCGATCGTCACGGACACCGATGAGAACCGCGAGGTGTTCCGCTCCTACATCGAACAGTACCGAAACTCCTTACCCTCGCAGGTGCGCTCGCCCATCGAGCGGCACAACCGCACCCAGCTCATTTTCAAAAACGGCTCGCGCCTGGTGTACATGGTCGCAGGCACGAAGAAAAAAGGCGATCTGGGCCGCGCTAAGAGCGTGAACTACATGCACGCCACGGAGTGCAGCTCGTGGGGGGATGAGGAGGGGTTCGGCTCGTTGGTGAACACGCTCGCGCAGAAGAACCCCAATCGGCTCTACATTTTGGAGTCCACCGCGCGCGGCTACAACATGTTCTATCAAACCTGGGAAGTGGCCAAGAATTCCAAGACGCAAATGGCCATCTTCGTCGGCTGGTGGCGCAATGAGCTGTATTCCTGGCCGGCCGACTCACCCGAATACTTATCGTATTGGGACGGAGCGCCCACCTCCGATGAGCGGCAGTGGATTCGCGAGGTGTTCGAGCGCTATGCGGTGGAGATTACACCGGAACAGTTGGCCTGGTGGCGTTGGTACTGTACCGAACAGATGAAGGGGGATGAGAATCTGGCGCTGCAGGAAATGCCGCCCACAGAGGATTACGCCTTTCAGTTGTCGGGCTCAAAGTTCTTTTCGAGCGAACGGGTCAACCAGGCATACCAGTACGCGATCCAGCAGGAGCGGCTGTACTTTCGCTATGAGTTTGGTTTGAATTTCGAGGACACACGGTTCTTGGAGACCAACGAGGACAATGCGGAGCTCGTCGTGTGGGAGACACCGCGCACAGGTAAGGACGTCACCGAAGGCCCACCCGGCCGGTACGTGCTCGGGGCGGACCCCGCCTACGGCTCCTCGGAATGGGCGGATGAGTTCGCCGGCAACATGCTGCGCTGTTACGCCGATCGGGTGACCCAGGTCGCTGAGTTGGGCACAACCACCTGGACCGAACAGCAGTTCGCGTGGGTGATTGCGCACCTGGCCGGCTGGTACGGTTCGGGGGCCGCGGATTGCATGCTGAATCTTGAAATGCAGGGTCCGGGCGGTGCGGTGTTTAATGAGCTGACGAACTTGAAGCGTCAGGCCGGGCAGATGGCCGCGGGGGATCCGCGCCTCGAGGCCTTTGATGTGATTGGGCGGATTCGGGATTATCTGTTCAAGCGGCAGGACTCCATCCACGGCGCCTTCGCCTACCAGTGGCAGACCAATCCGAAGGAGAAGCTGCGCATGATGTCGACGCTGCGCAGTTACTTCGAGCGTGACATGATCGAGCTCAATTCCCCCGCGTGCGTTCAGCAGTTTCGCAACGTGCACCGCCAAGGCGATAAGATTGGCGGCGAGGGCCGGGCCAAGGACGACCGGGTTATCAGCCTGGCTATCGGGGTGATTGCCTGGAACGACTGGATCAAGCCGGAAATGGAAGCTTACAACCGCACCTACGCGCGGGAAATGGCCCTTCACGGCCCGGTGCGTGTCTATAATGCGGCGGAGCGTTCGGTGCTGAATTTTTTGAATTCTCAACAGGTCAAGTTGCGTGGATTCAATTGACCCCCTCCCGGTGGCGGAAATCCGCCGAAGGCTATGCGAGGTGTATGAAAGTGCCCGGCACCTGCGCTGTAACCTAGAATTAGACTCCCCCCACAACCAGGTTTTGCGGCTCAAGGACATTGCGCGCTATAGTCACATTGGCGAATCGCTGCTCTATGCCATGCGGTTTAGCGAGGCACCCCGGGCTCGCAGCATCGATCCGGAGTCCCAAGAGGCACTGTCACGGTTCTTTCGGGGGTGGGATAGTGGGCGACTGGTCAAGGCACGCACGGTTACCGGGTGGTACGTCATCAATTCGGCACTGGCGCAAGTGGTTGCCGCGACGCGGGAGAAAAGGCCGGATATCGGCTGCCGGATCGAGCTCACCGCAGCCGGTCCACGATTAAAGGGGATCTGACATGGCGGCGATCAAGGAATGGGTGTGCGTGGAGCACGGGGAATTTGAGGCAAGCCACGCTATTTGCCCGGCCTTCGGTTGTGCGTCGGAGTTCGTGACGCAGGAATTTCGCACGGCCGTCACCATCGGCACGAAGTTCAAAAAGGATTTCGACGCCGGGGTGCGCAAGTCCGCCGACATGATGGGCACCACCCGGTTGAAAACCGCCAAGGAAGGCGAGGCCTCGTTCAAAGGCCGCGCGGAGAACGGCCAGGAGCTTTTGTGGGGGGATCAGTGCAAAAAGGTCATGGGCCGATCGTTCGCCGAACTCTCCCAAGTCGCGCAATTGCCCACAGCCTATAAAAAGCGCGACGGGTCATCGATCGTGCTCACCCGCAACAATGGCATGCGCGAGGCGGCCACGGAACTGGGCGTGACCGGCCGGCGCATTCCGCGTGCTGGGGAAGCGACGGGAGAACGGAAAGACAAGGCGGCTCTCGATGCGATGGTGGCGTGAAGCTGCCCAGTGACATGATCGAGCGCGACCGGCTCTACCGGGAGCTGGTGCGTCAGTGTACGGTTTCCCGACAGGACCGGTTTAACTTCTACCAGACCGCGCGCAATTATTACCTCTTTGGCAGCGCAACCGCCGGGGGTGCGCCCTACAACAAGATCGGTTCCACGATCGACACACTCTCGAGCTTCATCTACTCGCCCGATGCCATTCGCTTTTCGATCCAGTTAGGCACGGAGGCGCCGCGCGATGAGGTGTTCAAAGCGGTGCCCCTGGCGCGCGAGGTGACGGAGCAATGGCGGGTGAGTCGCACGCACGTGCTGTTCGGCATGGGCCTTCGATGGGCCAATGTGTTCGGGATCATGCTCTTAAAGCTCATGTGGAAAAACAACCGCGTGCGGTCCTATCTGGTGGAACCCCACCAGTTCGGGGTGCTGCGCGAGGATATCATCGAGCTGCCGGATCAAGAGGCCTTCACCCACCACTACACCATCACCCGCACGCAGCTTGAGGCGGAATTGCAGGGCAATCCCCGCAAAGCCTCGATCATGCAGCGCGCGGGGCGCACGGATGCGGATTCCCTGCCGCCGATTTCCTCCGGCATGTCGCGACTCCTCTTGGGTTCACCCGTGGGTGGGGTGCCCGGGTCGCTTGCCATCCCCGGATCGAGCTCAGGGATCGCGGGCGGCATGGCCGGCCAGGGCGGCGGGCCGCAATACGATTATGCACCGCGCATTGAAGTCGATCTGATCGACATGGTGGATCTGTATGTGTGGAGCGATGAGCTCGAGGACTTTCAAGTGGTCACCCGGGCGGCGCCGGATGTCACCATTTACGATCGTCCCTCCTCCTGGCTGGGGCACATCAAAGGGGTGCCGCCCTTCACGGTGATTCGGCCGGAGCTTAACCTCTATGATTATTTCTTCGGGGCATCCTTCGCCGCGCGACTGACGTGGTTACAGGATTGGCGCACGGAGCGTGTCCTTGATGTGAAAAAGATCATGGCGAAACAGGTCAAACCCCCCTGGACCATCACCGGCGGGGTGGGGATCACAGAGGAGAAAATGGCCTCGCTCCACGGTGCCGGCGGATTGGTGAGCTTCCCGTCGCCGGCCACCAAGGCGACGCAGCATCCGCCCACCATGCCGGCGGATATTTTCGCCGAGATTGCGCAGATCGATGCCATGTTCGATGACCAGGCCGGGATCGGCCACGTACTCCAGGGCAAGGGGGAACCGGGCGTGCGCTCGCGCGGCCAGGCGGATTTGATGGCCCGATTGGGATCCTCGCGGCCCAAGGAACGGGCGGTGGCGGTGGAGGAAAGCGCGGAGGAGGCGGCAGGGCAGATCCTGCATCTGGTGCAGGACCACTCGGAACAGCGCTTTGTGGCAGCGATTCAGACACCGGACGGGTCAAACGAGTTGCCTTTCACTGCGGAACAGTTTACAAAAGACTATGAGGTGAAAGTGGATGCACACTCCTCCAGTCCGATTTTCGTGGAAGACCGCAAGCACGATGCGGTCACGATGCTCGAGGCCAAGGCCATCGATCGCGAGACGTTCTTGGACATGATGGATCCACCGAACTTGCAGGATTTGAAGGAGCGCTTGAAGCGGCTCGAGAAAGCGGAGGCGGAAGATCGTAAGATGGAACTGCAGATGGGCATATCGCCCGGTGGCAAGGCTAAAAAAGGTAAGCACCCATGATGGAAGGTATGTCCCGTCACGATCGCGCAGCCAAGCCCCCCGGGGGCCGCCAGCCCGGTCATGCGTACATGCGCAATTTCAACAAAAGTCCGCGAGGCAAGATGCACGTGCGCATGGGGCGAGCCAAGCCCTCACGCGCGAAGTCCGCCCGCGGGTAACGCCCGCGGGTAACGCCCGCGGGTAACCGGTTGACCGGGGTATGGCTGCTCCCCAGTATCAAAAGTGGCCGCTCTGAACAGGAGAAGCGAACATGGCACGACACAAGCGCCGTCACAAGCGGAAGTAGGATCGATGGGGATTCTCGATCATAGTACCCGGGGCTATAAAAAGCCCCGGCGTTCCCGTCGCATGACGTGAGCGCAACCCCTGACATGATGCGCGCGGCCATGGGCGGCGGCGCGCAGCCGCCCTCGGCTATGCCCGGTGCGGGCGGCCCTGCCGCGCAGGGCGCGCAAGCTCCGGGGGGCGTTCCGCCAGGACAGTCGCCGGCCGCGGCGCCGATGTCCACCCCTCAGGATAAGCGAGGTCACAAGGCTGCCGCGCAGACCAGTGTGCACATCGCGGTGAATCAACTTGAGGAGGCCTTGGCCGCCTTCGGTAGTGAGTCTGAGGAAGGCGGCAAGATCTTGAAGGCCTTGAACACACTTGCATCCGTGATTGCCAAGAAGGATACTTCCGACCTAGTTCCGGCGGAAATCCTACAAATGGTGAAGCGGATGCCGCAAATGGGTGGAGGGACGGAGGTGCAAAAGCAACTCTTGAAGCAAATGTCCCAGGCCCGCGCACAACCCGCTCCGGCACAGTAAGAGGCGATCTATGGCACAGCGATTTTTGGAACCCAGTGCGGCAGGACTGCGCAAGCCCACCGATCCGGAGAAGGAAAACGGGCAGATCATCAATCCACCGCGCTACGCCGAACACGGTGGGCTCGACAAGCCATCCCGCATCGCGCAGAAAAACCCGCTGACCATTTCCAAGCCCAACGCGGGGCGCCGCTAAATGCCGCGCTCGCTCGAGGATATGACGGTCGATGAGCTGCGAGCTCACGCCGCGACCCTCGAAGGCAACTCAAACCTCCTGCGCACCCTGGCCGCGAACCCGGAAACGCGCGAGGTGTTGCAACGGGCCATCAAGAAAGTGGCGCCCAACACACCGATCCCTGAAATCGACGCGGCCGATCGGGTCATGGCGGCGGTGGCGACGGAGCGCGAGGAGCGCTTGAAGCTGGAGCGGACCATCATGGAACGCGACGCGCGCGACAACGTGCGCGACCGTCGCGCCAAGATCAAGGCCGACTACAAGCTCACCGATGAGGACGTCACCGCCATCGAGAAAATGATGGTGGACGATAAGGAAGTGAACTGGACGCACGACGCCGCGGCGCGCGTGTACCTGGCCGAACGCCGCTCCTCGGTGCCCACCCCGGCGAGCTATCAGCCGCCCGTGTACACCATGCCGGAGAAAGATGTGTGGGGCCCTGGGATCGGCAACAAAGCCAAGCTCGACAAGATCGGCATGGAACAGGCGTATGCCGCTCTCGGTGAGATCATGGGTGGAAAGGCGGCGGGAGCGGGCCCGCTACATTAAAGAGTTCAACCCCATCACCGTTTGACCGGCGGCGGATGAGGGATTTTTCGAGGAGCCATTGCAATGCCGGTGTTAGGTACAGGTATCGTCCCCGCGGGAGGCGCCAACTCGCTCGGGCAAGAATTGCAGTTTGTCGTTCGCCGCGCGTTCGTCAAAAAGCTGGTGGTGCAGCTCTACAACACCTCGCCGCTGACGGCCGCTTTCCTCGCCAACAGCCAGCCAGCCTCCGGGGGTGTCTCCTCGGTCACGATCCCCGCGCAGGGCGCGCAGTTCGTCAACATGCAGTGGGTGGGCTACGATGGCTCATTCAACCAACCCGCGATTCAGCCGGCGGTCACGAACCTCGAGTTCAATTTGAAGGGTGCGGTGATTCCGATCCCCTACCTCGGGTTCGAGGGGATCATTCAGGACGCGCACGAGATCATTCCGTTGCTCGGCGCGCGTATGAACGACGCCGGCAACGTCTATTGCGACGGTGTGGCCACGGCCTTGCTCAACAATGTCTCGAACACCACCCAGATCATCGGGCTCCCGGCGGCGGTGGACGATGGCACGAACTCGGTGATATACGGCAACCAGTCGCGCACCACCAATCCGTGGCTGAAAGCCAAGCGGTACGCCGCGGGCGCGGTGAATCCGACGCGCGCGATCGTCGCGCAGTACATCACCGGTTGTTTCAAGTACGGTGGCGAGCTACCCACCTTCGGGGTCATGGGGTGCGCAACGTGGCAAACGCTGCAGAACGAATTCATCACCAACAATGAGTCCTACGTCATCACGCCGGAAAAGGGTTTTGACGACGAGCCTTGGGGCGCGCGCTCGGCGTTCCGCGCGTGCATGGTTTCCGGGGTGCCGATCTACATGGATCCGTATGTGCCGGAGGGGACGCTGTACCTCCTCAATTCCGGGTACATGGCTTTCTACATCCATGAGCGGGCGGCTTTCGCCTTCACCGGGTTCGAATCCACGCTGTCCAACAACCAGATCGGGTACATCGGAGCGGTGCTCTCACTGCTCGAGCTCGTGCTCGCCAAGCCCAAGGTGACCACCGTGGTCACCGGGTTCACGTTCGTGTCTATCTGAGGCCATTGCCATGCCTTTCAACAAAATTTCGGGCCAATCGAACAACTACCCCATGGCGCCGATTGCGCTGGCGCCCGGGGAAGTGATGGCCCTGCCCACCGGTCAGGGCATCATCGGCGGATTCGGTGCGGTGTACTCTCCGCAGCTCGCGGCCAACAATCCGATGACGGGCCAGTATTTCCTGGGGCTCGGCCAATACACCGTGCTGCAGATGTACGATGACGGCCTCAATTACTGGCAGAACCTGAACGTTTTGCCCCAGTCGCTCAACACGATTTCCTCGGACGGGGTGAACTATCGCATTGCGAACACCACCGGCTGTCCGATTGGTGCACTTATCACTGCGGCAGGCTCCGCCGGCACCAACGGGTTCTACGGCTACAACGGTTTTACCAGCAACGCGATTGCCTCGATCGGCGCCGCGGTCACCATCCAGAATGGGCAGTACACCGCGGGCAATGCGGTGTTCACCATCACCCCCTCGGCGGGCGGCTCGCTGTGGAATGCGATCGTGGGCGGGGCCATCAACACCACCCTGTCCTTCGCCGGCACGATCTACAACGGCAATTACGGAGTCACGGGCACCTTCGGTGCGACCACGGGGGGTGTTGCGGCCTCCGCGGGATCGAACTACGTGCGCCCGCCGCTCATCGTTTTTTCGCCCCCACCGGGCCAGGGCCAGCAGCCCTATATCCTGCCCACCGCGGTGTGCGCGATTTCGGGCGGCGCCATTTCCTCGATCACCGTCACGAGCCAGGGTGCCGGATTGCTCGGTCTTCCCGGCATCACGGTGGTCCCGCAACCCGGGGATCTGACCGGCGGTGGCGCGGTCATCGGCTGGATCGCGGCGAACAACGGCCAGGTGGGTTCCGGCACGGTCACCATGATGTGGCCGGCCTTCTACGGCACGGGGCTCACTGCGGTGCCCACCTTCACCTTCGGCGGCACCTCGAACCCGGCGCCCACGGTGACGGCCATCATGAATTTCACCTTGGGCGGCGCCGTTACCGGCACTGCCGGGGCGGGATACGGCACCGCCCCGGGAGGCGTCATCAACGGTGGGATCGTAGGAGGCAATGCGGTGTACACCAATCCGATGTATGACAAGGGTTTGTCAATCCCGGTACCTCCGCCCCTGAACATCACGACGCTCACCGGCGTGCCGGCCCTGGCGGGCCCCTTCGCGGGGGTCAATTTCCAGGCCGTTCCGACCTACACCGCGATTCCGAACGGCACCGCGGCGCCCTCCACCGCCAACGCCTCGGTGTTCGGTGTCAACGGGCAGAATGATGTCGTGAAGCTGCAAACCTTCTAATGCGTGGCCGGGAACGTCGGCGCCTCGAGCGCTGCCGCTACCGGCCACCGGATTCACCACTCACACCCGGAGTTGACCTATGGGCAGTGTTTACGTCACGAATCGCAATCCCGAACCGCACATGGACAAGTTCAACGGGGAGGAATTCCTCTTTCCCCCAGGCGAACCGGTGCTAGTGTCGGAGGCCGCCGCTCAACACATGTTGGGTTATGGCCTGGAAAACAAGACCGATATTCTTGTCCGCTTGGGCTGGGCGGTGCGCTTGAATGAGAAGGGCAAGCAATACGAGGATAACCCCGAAGGGGTGAAGCAACTCGCGCGCTTCGTGTTCGAGGAAGCCGTCATGGCGCCCCGCTCGGCATTGGCCGCCGCGATGAAACGGGACGTGGACACCACCGAGATTGCGTGAGTGAATGACCACTCTCGGGCCCTCGACCACGCCAGGTACCTATGAATTTCAGGTACTGGATCAGCTCCACGACCCGAATGCCGATAAGTGGTCCATTCCGCAGATCGACGGGTACATCAACGAGGCGCGCAAAAAGATCGTCATGGACACAGGGTGCCTTCGCACCCTGCAGACAGCGTACTTCACGGCCGGGATCGAGCAATATTTCTACGGCCAGGCCTCGGGCGGGATCATCGTGGCGGGGGGTTCCGGCTACACGGCACCCACATTGAGTTTCAGTGGCGGTGGAGGCAGTGGTGTAGCCGCGACCTTGGGAGTCAGCGGCGGTGCGGTCAACACTATCTCGTTTTCCTCTTTCGGTAGCGGCTACTCTAGTGCCCCTACCGCCACGATCAGCGACGCCACGGGCACGGGCGCCTCGGTCGCCATCGGTGTGGTCAACATCAACACCTATGACGTGCTCAACATTTCGCCGCTGTGGGGCACTGAGCGGTATGCGCTGAAATGGTCGCCGTTCCGCAATTTCTCGGCCTGGTGGCGTCCGTTCCTGGCGAGCTCCTACCAACGACAGCCGGCGGCCTGGGCCAAGTACGGGGATAATTCGTTTTTCATCGCCCCGCCGCCGGATCAGTCCTACCCGGTGGAAATCGACTCGGTGATTTTGCCCACTCCCTATGTGACGGGGGACACCACCACGGTGGATGTGATTCCAGTGGTCAATCAGGACCCGATCAAGTTCTATGCGGCCTACCTCGCCAAACACAACGCGCAAAATTACGGTGAGGCGGAAACCAAGTTGAACGAGTACACCCGCACGATGCGCGAGTGCGTCTCGGTCTACGTGGGCCGGCTCCCCGACCCTTACGAGGATCCGGACTAGGCCATGCCGCCTCGAGCTCAAGCCGGTGTCGGCGGGCAGAATCCAGAGTTTGTACTGCGCGAGTTCGAGGGTATGAACACCCTGGCCGCGCGCGAGGCCATCAACGATAACGAATTTTGGTGGTGCGAAAACGCGATCCCCATTGCCGCCGGCAAAGTGCTTCCCGTCTCGGGGGCGGCGCAATTAAGTACGGTGGCGGAGGCCACGAGCCCCACCTACACGTGTAATTTCAACGTGTCCGGGGTGACCTACGCCTTGGTGGTGTTCGCATCCTCCGGCAACGGCTACATTCTCACCGTGGCCACCGGGGTGTGGACCAAAGTGTTTACCGGCACGCTCACCTCCGGACAGACCTTCGCCACCCCCTACAATAACCAGGGGCTCCTGATTGTCGATCCCACCGGCTATTGGGATTATGCGGTGACCACGCCGGGCGTGCTCACGGTGCAAAACAATGCGGTGGCCTCGATTACCAACGGGATCATGAACCGGCTCCCGGGTGGGGTGTCGGTATTCCTCACGGCATCGGGTTTGGCCGGTGCTGGCGCCATGCTGCAGCCGGTCTATGAGGTGGTGTTCGTCAATCTGGTGAATGCGGGCACGGGCTACGCCGTGGGGGATACGATCAACCTCACCGACAATAACCCTACCCTGCCGGCGCAGATCATTGTCGCCACCATCACGGGCGGCGGTGCCACGGGTCCCATCGGCACCATCACGCTACCAACGGGGGGCTCCTACCCGGGCCCCATCTACACGAGTGGCGCGACGAGCCCGGCGGCCACCACCGGTCCCAGCGGCACGGTGACCACCACGACGGGCGGCGGGACGGGGGTTGCGGTAGCCGTCAAGATTCAGCCCACCGCCATGAACATTTTGGCGCGCGGATCAGGCTATGCCTTGGGCGGAACGCTCGTCGACAATTACGGGGACACGTGGACGGTGGTTCCCTCGGGGGTCATTTCCGGCACTTCGATTGCGACCTACGACGGGCGGGTGTGGATCAGCTATTTGCGCACGGTGAATTTCACCGACATCGATAGTTACGTGAGCTTTGGGGGCGTCGGCGGATCGTTCACCATTCCCGATGCCTACCTCGTGGCCAACATCACGGCGCTCTATGCCGCGAACAACTACCTGTACATTTTCGGGGACACCTCGATCGATGCGCTCTCCAATGTCACGGTGGCCGCCGGGGTCACATCCTTTTCGCGCATCAACGTCACCGGGTCCGTGGGGTGTTCGCTTGCATCTTCGATTTTTTCCTACTACCGGGGCATCGTGTTCTACCACGCCTCGGGGATTTACCTCTTGTCAGGGTCCACCCCGGAGAAGATCAGCGAGAAGATTTCAGGGATTATCGCCGCCGCCGTGGGTACCCAGGTGTACGGGGGTACGGTGCTAGTGGCAGGCGAGCTGTGCGCGGTCGTGCAATTGGTCATCAACGACGATTTTGCTCAAACTGCCACGGTCACCCGCCCGCTGTTCGTGCTCTTTTTCCGCGGGCGGTGGTGGGTGTATTCGTTCCCGTTCACAGCCGGCTTCTACACCACGGCCTCTTTCACCTACGCCGCGGCCGGGATTGCGACGCTGGCGGCCTTTCGTTGCACCGGTGCGCTCACGGCCTACTACCGGTGTTTCTCCCCCGCGGTGGCGCTGCCGTGGCTCCTGCGCACGAAACTCTGGGATGCCGGGGCGCCGTTGCACGAAAAACAATCGATGAATGCCGCGATTGCAGGGCAATTCCAGGGGATTAACCCCACCGGGGTCATCATCAACGTGGATACGGAAACGGCCACCACCCCCACCCGCCCGATCGATGTGCCGTCCGATGGGTATGCGCTCGAGGTGACTCTATCTACCGAAGGCGGCAGCCAGTACCTGGGGCTCACCGTCACCGGGTCCACCGACATGACGCAGATCGATTTGCTGGCCCTGCGCGGTAAACAGGACCGCAACATGCTGGCCGGTTGATGAATATCGATCTGGCTGCCACCACCGGATTCAACGATGCGTCGGGCTTGCGCAACTTTTTGCTGGTCCATCGTTTCGTGCATTTGGCGGAATCCCAAGCCTTTCAAGCTAAATTCGGGGTGACGGTCTCCACCTTCGGGATCGACAGCCAGGCCGCGGAGGATGCGTGGGTGGCCTTGATGCGGGAGGGCGCTGCCGGGCGGCCGATTCCTGCCGCTTTGCGGGATTTCCTACAGGTGCACGCCTTTATCCACAATCAGAGTTACACTCTCCTTGGGCAGAGCGCGACGCTGGCGCCCGATCTATCCGTGGTCGATTTTGGCGACGCGCAGCAATACTATGATTGGATGAGCGTGCATCAAGACATGCACGATTTCGAGTACCAACAATTGGGGCTCACATGAATGCGAAACTGAAACCCGCGGTCACGTACCAGCTCGAAGATTACGCCGCGGTGCGTGATGAAATCGTCCCCCTCCTCGAGCGGCATTATCGGGAGCTCGCCACCTTTCAGGATATCCCGCTAAAGCCGAATTGGCCGGTGTACGCGCGCTTGGCCAAGGCCGGGTATTTGGCAATTTTTACCGCCCGGATCGATGGGGTCATGGTGGGGTATGTGGTCTATCTGGTCATCACCTCCATGCACTATTCGATTCTCCAGGCGCAGCAGGATATTTTGTGGCTGGCCCCGCAGTACCGGGGCAATCGCATCGGCGCACACCTCATCAGCTATTCGGAATCGAGCTTGAAGGGCATCATGGGGGTGGTGCTCGTCCAGCAGCACGAAAAGCTCGAGCATCCGGAATTGGGCATCGTGCTTGCCAAGCTCGGCTATCGTCCGATGGACCGCATTTGGGTTAAGCGGCTGTAGCCATGCCAGATTTATTGGCTGTAGGCGGGGATTTGCTCGCGGGGTTAGTCGAAGGCGGCGGCGCGGAAGCGGCGGCGGCCGGAGCGGCTGACGCAGGATTAGGCGTGGCCGCGGCCGATGCGGGACTTGGGGTGGCGGCGGACGCCGGCATTGCCGGAGCGGCCGATGCGGGTCTCGGTGCCGCCGCCGCGGACGCCGGCATTGCCGGGGCGGCGGATGCGGGCCTTGCCGGCGGGGCAGCCGCGGCAGATGCGGGTCTAGCCGGCGGGGCGGCCCTAGGTGGTGGGGTAGCGGCGGACGCCGGTGGCGCCGCGGCGTTAGGCGCCACCCTGCCCGAACAGACGGTGACGGCGGCGAGCCTGGCGGGAGGCGCCGGAGGGGCAGCCGGCGGGGCGTCGCTCGGGGACTTGGCCGCCGGGGTGGGTGGCCTCGGGGTGGCTTCCGCGGGGCTTGCCGGCGGGGCGCCCGGGGGTGGTGGATCGGGCGTTCCCGGCACTGCGAGCTCACCCCAGGATCTGTCCCAGGCCACGGCCAGCAGCACCCCCGCAGGGGTCACGGACATTGGGCAAACCTTGAATTCCGGCGGCGGGGGTCTTTCGTTCCTGTCGGCGGATGATTCGGCGCCCTCGATCCAGCCGCTCTCGAGCGATCTGGCGACCCAATTGGGGGTGGGGCCCGCAGATGGTGGGTTCAGCGACTTCGACGTGGCCAACGCCACCATCAACCCGGCGGCCACCGGGATTGACGCGACCGACCCCACCGTTGCCGCCGGATCAGGCAGCGGGGGCCTGGGTTCATGGCTCTCAAACGGCAAGAATGCCGCAACCGCCGGGTTACTGGGGCTCTCGCTCAAGTCGGCACTGACCAAACCGAACCTGCCCAATGCCGACACCACGGCCTCCAATGCGGCCACTCAAGCGGTGCAGGGCGCCACCTCGGTGATTAATTCGGGGGGCACCGCGACGCCGGAGTGGTCCAGTCAAAAGGCCTCGATCGACGCCACCATCGACCAGCAGATCCAGCAGCAGACCCAAGCGATTCAGCAGGCGGCGGCCAATTCCGGCGAGGGCAACGCGAATTCGGGGATTGTGCAGCAGCAGATCGCGCAGATGCAGCAAAACCTGAATGTGCAGCGGCAAAACCTCTACGCACAGGTCCAGCAGCAAAACGTCCAGGCCGCCTTGTCGGAACTCTCCGGCGGGGATTCGGTGCTGACCAGCATCGGCAACACGGAGTTGCAACAGTCCGAACAGGCACAGCAACTCGCGGCTCAAACCGGTGAGCTCGCGCTCTTGCTGCAATCCGGCACCACCGGGGCCTATCGGATCCCCGGAGTCACGGTGGGCGGATGAGCGCAGACCCCCAAGCGCTGCAAAAGGACATCGCGGCCGATCGGCAGGAAGCTATCAGCCGGCAAAGTGCGCTCGATACCGCGCGCCAGCAGTCCGCGACGCAGCGCGAGGGCGAGCTCGCGCCGATGGAGGCCGGGGTATCGAAGGAGATCGACCAGTTGGGGGCCGTGAAACCTCCGCCGAAGGCCGATCTACCCACCTACCAGCCCAAACCCTTGGTGGACCCGAACGAATACCAGAAGTTTTCCGGCGCCTTGCTCGGAATGGCCCTGATTGCCGGCATTGCCTCGAAGGGCAATTGGATGGGGGTCACGGCCTCGCTGAATGGCGCGTTGAAAGGCCACCTGGAGGGGGACCAGGCGCGCGCGGAGAAGGATTGGCAGGACTATAAGACCAAGTTTGATGAAGCGAAGGCCAAGAGTGAGGCGCAGCAGAAGGAATTTGCCGATATCCTACAAAACAAGCGCTTGACCATCAATGACATGCTCACACAGATCAAGATCGCATCCGCCAAGTACGGCCGGGACGATACCAAGTTCGAGGCGGAGCAAAAATCGATCGACGGCATCTGGAAGCGGATTGAATCGATGGATACGAGCTTGACGCGCATTTCCGACATGGATCAGCGTCAACGGCGACAGATCGATGCGCGCTTTCAGATGCAGAAGATTGCGCAGTCCGGTGGCGCGGAACAGTTGACCGGTGCGGGGCAGGAATTCGCGATTCAGGCCATGCAACGCGGGGATCCGGAGTTTGTGAACGACCTGAAATCCCGGTTCGGGGCAAAACAGATCATTCCGCTTCTGAACAAGATGGCCGATCAGGGCGTGGACCCCGGGGATCCGATCGCGGCGCGCAAGTTTGCGGACGCCTACGGGTCAACTTTGCGGCAGGCGACACAGCGCAAGGCGGGCGTGGAGCGTCTCACGAAGTCCGTTCAAACCATGGAAAGCCGCATCGATCAACTCGTGGCCAAGGTCAATGGCGACGGCAACATGAGCCTGAACGAGATCTTCAACAAGGTGAAGACTGAGCTCGGGGATAAGGATCTGTCTGAGCTGAAAACCTTGATGGGCGCCACCGGCCGGCAATACATCGAATCGGTCACCATGCCGGGCAGCAATGCGCAGCTCCACGCCACCACCCAGGATTGGGCGGATGGGTTGTTCTCACCAGCCATCAATAATCAGAATTGGGCCGGTATCAAGAAAGCGATCAACGAGGAGGTGGCCGCCACGCACAGTGCGCTCGAAGGCACCCAGGCGGATCTGGGCCAGGCGATCCGCGCCGGCACCCAGCCCGGGCGCGAGGCGACCCCACCGGCGCATCCGAACTCCTCGCCCGTGAAACCGTTCGCGGACCCTGACAAGGAACGCCGGTATCAGGAGTGGAAGCGTGACCACCCCAACGGAAACTGAGGAATTCGAGTTTCGCGCACGCGCCGAAGCGGAGGCGGCCGCCGCGGCTCCCCCGCCCCCCAATGAATCCAAAAATGTATCAAATGGTCAAGGGGGGTATTACTCCCCCGGGGTGAAGGATCTGGTGGGCGCCGCGGTAGAACCCATGATGTCGATGGCCTCAGGGGCCGTGGCGCAGCCGGTGGCGGGCCTCGCGGGGATCGGCGCCGGCATCGGCAATGCCCTCGGGATCACGAACACCCCGGCGGCCGATGTGGTGGAAAAGGTCCAAGGCGGTATGACCTATAATCCCCGTACCCAAGGGGGCAAGGACGCCATGAGCGTGCTCGGGATCCCGGGTGAATTGTTGCACAAGGCGGGCGGCGCGGCGGGCGAAGGCCTGGGGGATGCATTTGGCCCACTCGCGGGCACGATCGCACAGACGGCCATCGAAGGCGGCGGCAACATTCTGGGGGGCAAGCTGGGCAAGGAAGCGGCGAAAACCCCGGGGCTCCCAGCCAAGGCCATCACCCCGGAGGTGCGCCATTTGGCGGATAATGATGTGACCATGACGCCGGGGCAGATCAAGGGAGGTATCACCAACGATCTGGAGCAAAAACTCACCGGCATTCCGGTATTGGGCACGGTCATCAAACACGCGCGCTCGGAGTCGGTGGCGGACTTTGCCAACGCCACGATCAACGACGGGCTTAAAGAGATTGGCCAGCGGCTGCCGAAAGGCATGCGCGGCCGGGAAGCGATCGACCACGGCATGACGGAATTCGACAATCAATTCTCCACGATCCTGCCCAAGCTGCAGGGGAATTTGAACGTCAAGAGCCTAAACCCCAAGGCATCCTCGCTGCGCACTGACCTGTCCAACGTCAAGTCGATCGCGCAGCGCTCCCTGCCCGCGGAACAAGCGGCCACGGTGGCCCGGGTCATCGATCAGGAGGTGCTGCGGCATTTTGACCCGAAAGGCATGGCCACCGGCAAGGGCTTGCAGGAGGCGCGCGAAAACCTGCGCAATGAAATCGAGGCGCATCAAATATCGACCACGCCGGCCGATCGTAAGGTGGCGGCGGCCCTCATCGTCGTTCGCGAGTCCATGGACAAGATGATTAAGCTCGCGAACCCGAAGTACGCCAAGCAATACGAGAAGCTGCGCCGCGGGTACGCGATCTTCGAGATTGCCCGGGTGGCCTCCTCCCGGGTGGGTGCCGAAAAGCAGGGGGGTGTGCACTCCCCGGCGCAGTACACCAGTGCCGTGCGCTCCCAGGATAAGTCCAAGGGCAAACGCAAATTTTCGCGCGGGACCGCATTGGGCCAGCCCCTGGCGCGCGCAGGGTCCACAGTCTTAGGCGGCGATCTGGTGCCGGATTCGGGCACTCCGGGGCGCCTGGCGGTGCTGGAAATGCTGGGTGGCGGCGGGATCGGAGCGGCCATGGGCCATCCCGGTGTGCTCGCCGCCGCGGCCGTGATTCCGGCGCTCTACAGCCGCGTAGGCTTGAAAATCCTGCAACCTTTTCTGTTGGGTGATAAGAGCATGGCGCCCGGCGCCGGTGCCGCGCTCGGGGTAGGGTCCACCCAGGATGAACGGTTCCGCGGCCCCTTCGACGTCAGTCAGACCGATGAACTAGGAATTGCACCATGACCGATGAACTGAGCCCCAACAAGAAAATCGACACTGCACTCGACCGATTGCTGAAAAAGGACACGCTTGAGGCGGAACCCGTGGATGTCCAGATCAAGGTCATCAATGCCGCTGTGGCATGGGAAAAAGTCAAGCATGGTATAAAGGATAAGGAGGCCGGCTATGACCCGGATAACCTGTAGGAGCCAAGGCATGTACCCATTTTCGGTAACCGGGCCCGTGCGCCCCGACGACCGGCATTCCCCGCCGGTTCACACCCATCCGCCCACGCGCTATGACCCCACGGGAGTCACGCCGGTTATCAAGCCGAACGGTGTAGCGGCGGGGCCCGCGGCGGGTGAAATGCCCGCACTCCCGTTGTTCTCGATCAGTCCGGTGAAATGATGTCAACGGACACCGTTTACAAGTACGCCCACCTCTCAGGGGCGGGCACCACCACCCTACTTTCCGGCATCGGTGCCAATCAGGGCGCCGCGGGAGCCCCGGCGAATGTCGGCATGCTTGCAGCGGTGAACATCAACACCGCGGGCACCTCGGTGACCATCTATGACAACTCCGCCGGCTCGGGCACGGTGGTGGGTGTCTGGGGTGCCACCGTGGGCGGCAATCTCCTGGGTGTGCCCGTCCAATTGTTCACAGGGCTCACCGTGGTTATCGTGGGCGCCGCGGATGTCACCCTAGCATATGCCTAAGATCCTGCGCGCGCTCGCGCTCCTCCTCGCCACGGGGACGGCGTGGGCACAAACCTATCCGTGGACCCCCACTCCGCTGCCGGGCACTTTCTATTTCATCAATCTGCCCAGCAATGAATTGGTACTCGGCACGCCCGCGCAGACCGTTGACATGGGCACGGTGTATTGGAACGGCACGACGTGGCAGAGCTCGATCGTCACCACCGGCTTGCAACCGATTGGGGCGAACGAAGTGCTGTGCAATCTGAATAACACCGCGCAGATCCCCGTTGGGTGCACGCAATTGCCCCCTGGTTTCACCATCACAACCATCAATGGCACATCAGTGCCGATGAACACGCTCGCTAACCAGATCCTCGTGACCACCGCATCCGCGACCGCGGCATGGGAAACGATCCCCAATTGCAACGCGACCAACGACGCGCTGCAGTACAACACCACCAATCAGCAGATAACCTGCGTGACAATCAGCAGTAGCGGTGGTGTGACCATCCCTGCATCGGCGCAGCTCCTCAATAGCGGGACCGGGACGAATCCACCCGTGGGGTCCGTTTCGCTTGGCACGAATCTCTCGCTTACGGGCACGTTCCCCAGCCAAACGTTGAACGCCGCTTCGACGGCCTCAACCAATTGGAACGCACTCGTTCCTGGCGTCAACACCAACGCTACGGGTGAATTCGTCATCGGCACGGGCGCAAGCTTAGGCACCAACGGCACCGCGGGCTCGATTCAAGCAACATTGTTTCAACCTAACGCACTGGTAGTTTCAGGCACAGGGCCCTCGGCGGCCAATAGCTGGATGTACATGACCGCTCCCGTGAGCGGCACCTATACCAGCATCGGCGCCAGCCCTCCGCGCGCGGATCAGATTTACGCCAATTACCAGGACACGATCAATTGTCCGAATGGCGGGGATATCTGCGGTTTCCTCGCGGCCAATGAAAATCTGAATACCGGGTGGAACGGCACGCGCGGCAGCGAATTTGAAATCACGATCAACGCGCCCCCGGTCAGTGGCAACACGCAAAATGTGAATGCGTTGCTCACGAAAGTGAATATGAACTCAGACATGCTGGGTGTCTATGGCGAACACAGTCTGAGCAACGGCAATATCTTCGGGTTCAACCCCAACATTTTCGCCAACTCGGCGATTCACGCCTACACACTCACCACCACGAGTGAGTTTGACGTTCAATTGCCGTTCGGCAGCACCTCGTATGAAAAGCACGGGATGAACATTGCCACACGGGCGGCGGATGCTGCGCAAGGCGTCATCAGCGATGAGGCCCTGGTGTTCGCCAACGGCAACTACCCGGCCTCTGCCTGGCAGTGCGGCATTTGCTTTGCCCAAGTCGAACACGATTCCCCGTTTACGTTCTCCTCCACGTACCTGGGGGCCAATTACCGGTATTTCGCTTCCAACTACGCCCCGGAGGTGGGGTGGGGGGTAGATTTTCATCAAGCGCAGATCTACCCCGGCCTGGTGCCTACGGCAGCCACCGGCACGGGCACCACCGCTACGCTCACGTTCTCCTCGACGGTGGCGGCGAGCAGTCCCTCAGGTAACGGCACCACCGCCACGGTCTTGATTGCACCGCAGGTGGTGCCTCCGGCGGTGGGCAGTCCGCTGACCATCGCCGGGCAGACGGGAGCGGGGTACAACGGTAGTTTCACCATCACGGCCAGCACCTACAATTCGGTTTCCTACGCCAACACGACCACGGCCAATTGCGGTACAAACTGCGCTGTCGGCACCGCCACCTTCAACGCCCCGGTGGTGCCGCCGGTGGGCTCGACCATCATTGTGCAGAACATGAAACCGGCGGCCTATGACACCCCGGCCTCGGGTGCGATCGTGACGGGCGCCACGGCCACTACTATTTCGTATGCGTCCACCGGCACGGGCACCTTGACCCAGGCGGGCAATATCTGGAGTCCCACCACCTCCGGCGCCTTCGTGAAAAGCAAAGGCTATCAAGTCGATTTCCAAGGCAACGAGTATGCAAACTCGGTGAATCTAAACCAAGGATCATTGAACGGCATCACCGGATCCCTTCAATCCCTGACGATTGTCCCCTATGGCGGTTACACCGGCGGGGCCTATTCGCCCGGTGCCTTTCCCACCATTACGATCGATCCGCCGCCTAACGCCTTTGCCAACGTCACAGGATCCACCGCGACAGCGAGCGTGACGAGCATGGGACTTACCGCGGCGATTCTCACCGCGGTGGGTGGCGTCGGGTGCACGGCGGGCACCTACTCGCTATCGAGCGGCGGGGGCAGCGTCACGGTCACCACGGCCGGCGGGGTGGTGCAAACGGCGGTGGCGGCCGCCACCGGCAATTACCCCACAACGACCGCGGGAGTCACACTCACCGTGGGCGGATGCTCGGTGCAGCCCCCCATCGATTTGAAGTTCAACGTGCTAACGACGTCAATCAACAACGCGGGATCGCTCTACCATTGCGGTGCCCCGCCGTTTGTCTATGCGTCCAACTCCTCGAACGACTCTAACACCCCCGCGATGTATCAAGCGCAAATGGCCTGCGCCACGGCGCCGATCATCCTCAACGCGGGCAATCAAGCGGCGCCCTCCTGGGGTACGGGCGGCATCACCTTGGGCACCGGCGGCACGCAATTGCTTCAAGACACGAGCTCCACCACCGGCGGAGGGACGGTGGCCACGCAAGCCGCCGCCGCCCTGCCTACCTATGCCTTCGACGCCTTGAACCCCGCGACCTATACGAATCTCGCGGCGTTATACGTCCCCGCTCCGGTGACGGCCACCGGGACGAACATAGCGACCACGGCCGCGGCAGGCACGGGCGCCACGGCCACCATTACCGTCGCCACGCAACCGGTGGCGCCGGTGGTGGGTGAATCGGTCACGATCGCTGGAGTCACGCCGACAGGCTACAACGGCACTTACACCATCACCGGCTCGAGCACCAGCACGATATCCTATGCCAACACCACCACCGGAGCGCAGACCGTGGCGGGCACCGCGACCTGGGGTAACGTCACCTCCACCAATGTATGGGGAGTGTTCACCAGTGGCTCGATCAAGGCCAACGGGGCCGTGAACGCCGGAGCCCTGAGCACCTATTCGGCCGGGGTCACGGTCACTGGCGGCAACGTGATTTTGAACAATTCAGGCACCACCACCTCCTCGATGGGCACGGGCACCAACACCGGCACCAACACCATCGGCAACGGCAGCGGTGGCAGCACGCTCATTTCCAGCGTCACTTTGAAATTTCCCAACATCGCATCCAACACCGGCGCGCAAACCGGGTATCTGTGCTATTCGTCCACGGCCGGCCTCTTGACCTACGATCCCACCAATACATGCCTGGTGTCAGCCTCCCGGTTCAAGCATGCGATCGAGCCTTTGGATGCGGGCCTGGCCACCTTGCTCAAGCTCACCCCCCGGCAGTTTTTCTACAACAACGACGGGAGCCCGCGGGACGCCGCGGATGCGAATTTCACTTCGCAGCAGATAGGATTTATATCGGAGGAAGTGCGCATGGTAGAACCTCGGCTAGCTACCGTGGAACCCGATGGGCAGGCGCACGGCGTGCGTTATGAGCAAATGACGGCCTTGCTCGTTAAAGCTCTGCAGGAGGAACACAACCGCGGCAACGACACCCATTGGCGGGTGGAACAGCAACTCGCGGATAAGCAATTCCAAGTGAGCACGCAAGCTCGCACGCTCGATCGTCAGCAATGGGAAATCTACGCCTTGGCCGTCTGGTGCGCGGGGCTCACCGTGGCCTTTGTGATCCGGCGGCGCCGTGTCGACTAAGCTGGCGCTCGCCATTGGTCACGAGGAGGGGTATGGAATTCCTAACGCCCTGCCGACTCGGAACAACAACCCGGGGGATCTTCGGCACAGTCCCCACTCTGAGCATCCGGGCGACCCTGACGCCATCGGTGAGATTGACACCCCCGCGGATGGGTGGGCGGACCTGGACCGGCAGCTCGAACTCTACGCCGAACGGGGCTTGACTTTGCAAGAGGCCATTTACGAATTTGCCCCACCCACCGAGAACGACTCGGGGAGGTATCTAGCGCACGTGTGCCAGGCGCTCGGGTGCACGGCGGACACTACGGTGGCGGAGGCCTTGGCGATTACATGACTCAGCAACTCATCAATGTGGGCACCGTCGCGGGCGACGGGACCGGCGATCGGGGCCAGGTGCCGGGGCAGAAGGTCAACAGCAATTGCACCGATCTGTACTCAAGCGCTGTCTATTTAGGCACCGACACCGGCAGCGTGAATGCCATGGTGGTCGCCGCCTTTGCGCCCCAGCCCGCCGCCCCCATCGCGCTTGCCGCCGGCATGACCGTGCGGGTGATTCCGGCGGTGCTCAACACCGGCCCCGCCACCTTGAATTTCGGCGGCACCGGGGTGCGCGCCATAGTAAGCTTTTTGAACACCGCATTGGTGGGTGGTGAGTTGCAATCCGGCATACCCACCAATCTCATGTATGACGGCACCAGTTGGCGCCAGCAAATTTCACCCAATGCCGTCGCGCAATCCTTAAACCCGCAGACGGCCATTGAACTCGCGGCCAGCGTCACCCCGGCTAACTACGCTTACGCCAACGGCCCGTTTCGCTACGGGGCGGTTAGCAATGGCTCGACCAACGACGCACCCGCATGGAACACCATGGGAAAAGTGCGGGGCTACCATTTCGTCCCCACCTCCCCGGCACCGACCAGTGGCGCCTACCTTTTCTTCACGAAAGTGCAGACTCAAGGTGTCCTCACGATTGAGGGTGCGGATCGGCAGTGGACAACCATCGAACCCCTCTCCTTCACGGATTATGTGTTCGAGGTGGGCGCCTCCTCCACTCCGGGCGGCAATCAGAACCTGGGGCAGATCAAGCGGCTGGGCTTTACCAACGGCAAGGCCGCGAATTTAGGCATGCTCCACATGAACGTGGAATCGCAGCTCTGGCGCCTCGATGACCTTCTGTTCCAGACCAACGCTTGTCCTGCGCTAGTGGTCGACACCTGCTACGACTCGAACTACACCAACATCGATATCTACAACTCCGGGGGCAATGCGGCGCCTTCCGCCGGAGCGGCCGTCATCCTACGATCTGCGATCAGCGGCAACTCGACCAACAACATTTATTTCCGCGGGTTGCACATTGAACAGTGCATCTACGGATGCATGTACATTGGCCCGGGGTGCGCGCCGATCCATTGGGACACGGGCAAGATCGATCAAGGGTTTAACGCGGGACAAGTCAATCCGGCGATCTATATCGACGGCAACCCCGCGACGCTCGCCTGGGGTTTTTTGTTCATCAACAATTGGACCATCACCGGAGTCTACAACGCGCAATACTCGGTGTATTGCAAAGGCAGCTTGAAACTCGGCGGGCAGACCTACTGGGTGGGCGGGTCAACCGCCGCGGCATTTATTTTCGACGGTCGCGGCTGGGGGCAGATTAATTCCGCCTCATCGCCCGGCGCAGGGGCGGCCTCCTATGGGCCTAAGATCCCGCCGATCGACCTCGGCAGTTCCTACTTCGGGCGCACCAGCATTTCGGTCAACTCCTCGACGCTCGCCGCGGTACAAAGCAAGATCCCCGGCATTCGCGCATTGCTGGCGGTCAACGTCACGACCACCGCCGCAAGCGGCAGCTTTAACACGCTAGTCCAGACCAACAACACGTTTGCCGCCAACGGCTACTACAACAATTGCTATCTTGTCTATAATCCGAACGGCACGCAGCCGGCCTTCCGGCGCCAGATATTGCAGACTATCGCCGCAAGCGGTGCGTCGCAATTGGTGGTGATAGGCACCGGCGCGTTGCCGAACTCCGGCGACTACAGCATTGAGTATTGCGGTGGGCACTACACACCCAACTTCCGCGCCGATCAGATCATTCTCGATCAGCAGATGACCCTGTTCGCGGTGCTGTTTACCGGCATCACGATTTCGGGGAGCGCGGCGTATCTGTCCTCGGCCGGGAGCGGTGCCTCGGCGGGTACCTATTTCACCACAAGCCTCGCTGCGAATGTCGATTACACCGGCTACTACCTGGTCAACGAGCAAACCGGCGAGCCCTACTTGATTACATACGGGAGCGATGGCGGGAGCATCGTCTCGGTGCCCTACAACCGCACGGCAGAATTTCAGACCGGCGCAACGTATTCGATGGTCGCGGGCTACGCCCACGGTGCCAAACAGGTGGGCGACAGCCTCGAGTGGAGCTTTGCGGGCAAGCGCAAAACGGCGCTGATATCAGCGCTTCTCTCCGCAGGCTTTGACACCGAGAATTTCCCGGTGTGGGGGTTTAGTTCCACCGGCTCCCCGGTGGTGGTACCCTACACGACGGCCCCCGTACTCGATCTGTCGCAGGGTGAGCAATTCGTGGTTGTAGCCACGGGGGCGATTACTTTCGGGGTGCCCGTCAACGCAAGCGATTCCAACAGCCGATTGCTGATTACGGTGCAAGCCTCCGGTACGTCGGTCACGCCCGCCTTCAATGCGATCTTTAAGACCGGCACCATTTCGGCACTCTCCTCCGGCACCGGGGCGAGCTATGATTTTTTCTGGGATGGCACGCATTTTCGGCAGATCAACACCCCGATCGCGATCCCCAATTGACCGGCCCGGGCACGAATATTTGGGATGCCTCCGGCAACTACGCCTGGAGCATGGATGGCTTTACCGGGTTTACGTGGGATGGGTACGAGCCAACGACCTTGGCGGTAGCGACTGCGGACTTGGCGGCCTCCCATGTCAACGTGGGGGCCATCACGTATGTGAATGACCCCCTGGTGCCCGTGGGCTACGTCATCACGGGCTACGTGCCGTTCCTCTCCTCGGCCTACGCCGGGCAGTACATCCCGCTGAAAGTCTCGGGCGGGCCACCCGCTCCCGGGCGCATCTACACCGTGCCGAATGTGGTGGGGGAATACTATTACGATGCCCAATTGAACATTCTGGACGCCGGATTCTGGATCGCGCCGCCCGTGTTCGTGCTGTCGGCCACGGTAATACCGGGGTACGTGATTTCCCAGTCCGTGCCGGCGGGCACCCGCACCCCGAACTTGGAACAGATTACAATCACGGTGGCTGGATTTCCCGTGACCAATCAACCAGGTATCATCGTCCCAGTGCCCTGAAAGGAAATGCCTATGTTCACCGTCCATGCCCTGATTTACCTGTTCATTGTGCTGTGCATCGTTGGCGTCATTCTGTGGGGAATTCAGCAAATCCCCGGCATACCGCCCATCGTCAAGACAGTGGTGTACGTGCTGGTGGCGGTGATTCTGCTGCTGTGGCTCTTGAACTTGTTGGGAGGCGGCTTCGTTGGTGGGCCCCTCAGATGATGCCGGACAATCAACCGGGTACCATCGTCCCGGTGCCCTAAAAGGACCCTTAAATGCCTCATATCAGCCCGCAGCTTGTGGACCCCCTCATCGTCGCGATTACGGGCCTCGCCGTGAACATGGCAGCCCTGGCCGCGGCCCTGGCCGCCTGGCTGCGTTCGAGGACCAATACGAAAAAGCTCGATGCAACCGCCAAGAACCTTGAAACCAACACCGCGATGACCAGTGAAATCAAGGAAGCGACCAACGGCAAAATGGACAAAGTGGTCGATATCGTTACCGCGGCCGCGCAGGCGGCTAAAGTAGCGGCTACCATTGCCCAGGCGCACGCGGTCAAAGTGGAAACCACTCTAGCCACCGAAGGAAAAAACCCATGAATGCCTTTTTCTCCGCGATCCTGACCGCGATCAAGACTCAAGAGGGCATTGCCCTCATCCCTCCAACCATCACGTTCTTGGAGTACGTGAACAAGAACCCCACCAACAAGATTGGAATTCTGACCCAGGCGGTAGTGCTGAAAGATCAGATGATTGCCGCACAGCCCACCATCGTCGCGAGTGAAATCAACGCGATGTCGAACACCTTGATTGGCGAGCTGCAGGCGGAGCTTGCGAAACTCGAGGTAACCCCCACCAGCCCAAAAGCGTAGAGGAGTCCGTCACCATGTCTGTTGAAATCACCTTGAATGCCGCCGACACCGCAACCCTCGAGGGTGGCGGCACCGTGACCTTGGCCATCACCGGCACCGCTGCGAGCAGCGGCGGGGGCGGAAGCGGCGTACCCAATTTGCTCACCGTCATGGCGCAAAACGGCTCCACCCCGGATTTGCCGCAGGACTACAGCTACAACGCGACCGACACCCATATGGTCGCGGGCGCCGGCAACGGCAACGCCTACGGGATCCAGGTCAAAACTACCGGGCCGTGGGGCGGATTCCAGCCTTCCTGCGCCAACGGGCAATCACTGAGCTTCGAGTCATCCAACACCATCACGGTCGACATTTCCGCTGCCGCCGGGCAGGAATTCTCGATGCAGTTTTTGATGGCCGGGGATAAGCCCATCAATGCCCAAGGGGTGACCTTCACGAAACTTAAGAACGGCTATGAGCGGTTCAGTTGCCCGAAGGCTCTGGTGATGACCGATGCCGTCCTAGGGGACGTCAGCGGCGCCATCTACAAGGGCGCCATCCAATCCAAGACGGGCGCCGCGGGGGTCGTGTTCAATATCGACAATTGGGGCGGTACCGCCACCTAATAACGGAAAACATAATTGCTCCGATTCGGTAAACATATCCTCGGTGTACTCCCACCACCGATTGGACCGGCGGCAGTTTTCGCGCCGGTCAATGATGCGCAAGTTCCACGGCACCGTGAGTCCGCACACCAGGG